AAATTAATCCTCTCTTCATATTTCACCTCTCACTAATATTCTAAACTAACTTTTTTATAAAACAACTGTCTAAAAAATCATACAGTTACTAATAAGAGAGAGGTATTTTATGCAGATTAACTTAAATGTGAACTTAGAAAAAATGAGACAGAAGCAGAAACAGAAAGTGAAAACAGGAATGTCAATGCAGAACACTGTTAATAATGCTCTTAATTTACCATCACAGCAAGGTGGACAAATGCCTGCAATGAATAATTCTAATGGTTGGGGAGCTAATGCACAATGAGAAGAATAAAAGATAATGAGATTACCAATGCTGCACAATCACTTAAAATACTATGTAATTCAAGACTAGCGAAATACTACAGAAACTACAGAAGATACAGCTATTCACCTTTTGCAAACTTAAAGAGTATTAAAGACCCTTCTGTTGTAGGTTATTACGAACAGAATAACGAAATTGAAGAGGACACAACACCGACACCACAATTAAACGTTATTAAGTCTTGTATTGATACATTAACAAGTAAGATTGCACAGTCAAAAGTTAGACCATTCTTTAACACACAGAATGGCTCGTTTAAAGATATTCAGACTGTTAAACAGGCACAGGCATTTTTTGATCTTTATTATGATTTACAGAATGTAAATAAAAAAGTTAGTGAAGCTTTCAGAGACAGTTGTATTTTTGACACTGGTGTTATTTACATTGATGAAGTAAGTAAAGCAATTAACAAGGCTTTACCTTTTCAGGTATATGTAAGACCTGCAGAAGCAACCTATGGAAAGATAACCAGAGTATATTATGAGCGGGAAGATTATCCTACAACTTTATTACCAGAAAACATTGTAAATAAAGTATTAAAGGGAAATGACTCTATAGATTATGTAACTTATGGTATTTATTACGATATTTTCAATCACATAAAAGCAATTATTGTAGATGGTAAACTCATAGAAAAGACTGTATATAATCCAGATGTAATACCATTTATATTTTTACACTACAATTCACCAATTATTGGCTCAACCTCTCAAAGTATTGTAGATATGCTCAATTCCATTCAGTTAGAAATTGACAATCTTATGATGAAGATTAAGGACGCTTCACAATTAAACCCTGCTTTAACATTCTGTGTTCCTAAAGGATCCAGTGTTAGAACAAGCCAGCTTAATAACAGAGTTGGTCAGATATTGGAATACACAGCGACACCTAATATGACTGGTTCACCTGTAACTGTTGCTACTCCTGCTTTCATTGATGGTCAGTACATGTCTACAATTGAAAACTTAAAACAGACTGCATACGAGCTTGTGGGTATCTCTCAGTTATCTGCAATGAGTACTAAACCTGCTGGATTAGACAGCGGTGTTGCTTTAAGCACAATGGAGAATATTGAAAGTGACAGATTTGAAACACAGCTTAACCAGGTTATCAGGGCGTATGTTGATATTGCAAAAACTTGTATTGCGATATTTCCACAAGATGAAACAATATTACCTGAGAATTCTCAGAGGCTTTCTATACAGTGGAAAGACATTGTAGAAGAAAACAACAAAATGATTGTACAGTTCTCTGCTGCCGACAGTTTATCAAAAGACCCATCAACTAAACTTGAACAGTTACAGATATTGGCACAGAGCGGAATTATTCCACAATCCCGAATTGCTCAGTTTATGGAGTTACCAGATATTCAGAGTGGTTACTCACTCTCTAACAATGCTATTAATGCAGTTCTAACCTGTATTAATGACTGTATCGAAAAAGATATTTTTGATGTCCCTGACTATATTCCATTTTTAATGCTAAAAGAAGAAATCATTAATACTCAGTTATCATTGAAGTCAGCAGCAAGTGAAAAAAATGATAATAGAGTTGAGATTGATAAACTTACAAAGCTTTATGAGAGTGTAGAAATTAAAGAGGCAGACTGGCAGGCAGACCAGATGTTAGAACAGCAGGAACAGGCTTTACAAGGGCAAATGACACCAGAAGGCCTACCAATGGGAACGAACATTCTTACTCAGGAAGCACAAATGCAGCAGGCACAACTACAACCACCAATGCAAGATATGGCACCTGCTGACATGGATATTAATACACCTGACGGAACTGCACAACTCGGGCAATGGAACGCACCTGTAATGTAATTTAAGTTAGTGTCTAATTTTTTAGACAATAACTAATAAATAAAGGAGTTTAAGAAAGATGGACGAAAACGAAATCTATGAAATCTTAAACAGTTACAAAGACGCTATCGACTTGCTTCTTAATCGTTGTGATGAACTTGTCACAAAGAATAATGAACTTGAAGAAAGACAGTCTAAGTTAGAGTCAATTTTATTTGATGAAATCTTAGAACCTGCACGCCTTGCTCTGGAAGCTGATGACAGAGAAAGACGTTTTGGAGAGTTCAACGAGAAGTATGGTGAAAGATTGGGTGCTTATGACAAGGTACTCGGAGCAGCAGAGGGTAACCCTGAATTCAGTATGGCACGCTCTGCTTTTGACGAGTACGACAAGTTAGAAGAACCTAAACCAGAAGAAGATGTTTTCGTTGATGGTTTAATTGAAACTGTTGAAGAGCAGATTGACTCGATTAAAGAGTCTTTAGGTTTACCTGTTGATAGTGAAACAATCATTAAACAGGATGAAGACGGTAACACAGAAGTAATTAGTGATGGTGAAAAAGTGTTAGATGAAAAAGAAGAAGGAACAGAAGAAGAAAAAACTGATGAACCTTCAGAAGAAATCGTACAGAGTGAGTTAGATTTTTCTGATGATGAAGAAAAGGAAGATGATCCTGACGAAGTGAAAAAGTATGAAGAAGAGCTTGAAAAACTCATCTAAATAAAAGGAGATAAAGACTATGGCTATATCTGCAAATGCAAGCATTTTAGCAATGCTTAAGGTTTATTACAAAAAAGAAGGTATTGAAAATTTACTTTTCAGAAACTCACCGCTTTTAAAGAAAATGAAAAAAGACAGAGTAGAAGGCAAAGAACAGAGATTTGCTGCAATGTACTCTCGTGGTGGTGCTTGTAGTGGTGACTTCACTGCTGCAAAAAATCAGGCTTCAACAGTTGCTCAGACAGCAGAATTTGCTGTTACACCTGGTCAGTTATTCAGTGTTTATTCAATGAATGCTAAAGAGGTTGCTGCTTCAAAATCAAACGCTGGTGCTTATATGCGCATTGGTGGTGCAAAATGTTTCGCTGCAAGTGAAGCATTAAGAAAGACTTTAGCAGCTGCACTCTATGGCTCTGGTTATGGTGAAATTGCTGCAGTTCCTTCTGATGGCTGGTCATTCACAACAGCTACAGATACAACAATTACACTCCCAGAAGACGCTGTAATGAAAATTGATGTAGGTTCAAAACTTGTAGTAAAAGCAACAAAAACTACTGCAGAAACATCTGCAAAGAACACATTAACTGTTAAAGCAATTAATGGAACTACTGTTACAGTAACACCTGCAGCAGACACAGACGCTTCAAGTGGTGACATTGTATGTATTGCAGGTTCTATGAACTCTAGCTCTCCATTACTTCCAGTTGGTCTTGACGGATGGCTCCCGGTAACTAAGAAAAGAAGTGGAGAAACATGGGCAGGCTTCATTGATGACTTATTCTTTGGAGTAGACCGCTCTGTTAATCCAGACCGCTTAGCAGGTGCTTTCTATGACGCTACTGGCGCTGCTACTTCTGCAACTCAGAAGAAATCTTATGCAGTAACTCAGTTAATCAAGAAATTACGCAGACAGGGTTCTTTGTGTGATATGATTGTTATGAATGATGATGACTTCTTAGACTTTGCTGGTGAAATCGAAACAACAAATACATACTTCACACAGACATCTACTAAAGGTAAAAAAGAAGCTACAATCGGCTTCTCTGATATCTCAGCTGCATTTTCTACAAACTATGTAGAAAATGTAATTGATGATCCATACTGTAACAAAGGACGTTTCTATGTTCTCTCTAGTGACGCTGTTGAATTCTGGGGATATACAAACGTAGACAAAGTTGCTAATGATGGTGTTGAAGGTAACAATCCTGGTAAACAAGACCCAATGGCAATGGACTCAGACGATAAGAGCAATAATCCATTACAGTTGTTAGTTGATGACCTCTTCACAATTAGTGGTGGTTCTGACACTGTTGATGGTCCTGCAACAATGGTAACTCTTAACCTCTTTGGTTCATTCGTTGTAACTAACCCTTCTGTATGTGGTGTTGGTGAATTCTATGGATCTACAGACTTTGCTTGTGCTTAATCTGTAGCATTATAAAATATCACGCTATCGTGATATAAAATTGATGGCGTATAGGCTCTTTGCTTGTACGCCATTTTTTTTAGGAGAAGAAAAAATGAGTTTTTGGAGTGCAAACTATAACATAACCAAACTTAAAAAAAATGGTATGGGTGAGATTGAATATCTTGAATTAAATGGTCAGGAAGTTCCTTTAAAAACAGTAGATTTATATGCTTGGAAATATTCAAGCTCATATATTTACACTAAGGAACTTTTTAAAGCAGATACAGAAAATGTAACTACTTATGGCGGAAACCCTATTGCTAAGGCTACAACTGGTGACTATGTTGCAGCACATACAAACGATATATGGAAAATCGGTACTACTTTCTATACAGATGAAATGGTGAGTACAACAGCACCTGCAGGAACTGCTGGAAGTGCTAAAAAGATTGCAGAGGTTTATATTGCAACTTCAGAAGATACAGACCTTATAGAAGGAACCTGGTATACATCAACTGGAACAGGTGCAAGCATTAAGTATTACGAAGTTGATGGACTTGAAAAAACAGGTGTAACACTTGGGGACGAGATAACAGACGGAGAAGCAGTGGCTGCTCTTGCTGCAGCAACATTCTCTGAATTAAAGTATGTACCTTATGCAGAGGGTGAAAAGATTGTGTATGACTCACACGACTACTACCGCTATTCTGACAGAGATATTACTCTTTAACTAATAATTAAAGGAGTTATAGAAATGGATAAGATTAAAGCATTCTTTGAAAATAAGATTGTTAAGGTTGTATCTTGGATTATCCTTGCTGTTGTTTCTGTTGTATTAATTTTAGGTGGAGTTAGTACAGTAGAAATTGGCGAAGGTATAGAGCTTGTAGGTGGTATTGTTACTGCTATTGCAACTCTTGTTATTTTTATTGGTGGTAAAATTCGGAAGTAGCCTTCTGATTTTTATATTTTTCATCTCTCTCTGGGAAGGCGTAACAGCCTTCCTTTTTTTTTATTACTAATAAAGTATGAGAGTAAAAAATCAGAAACAGAAAAGCATAAAAGCGGAGTTCTTAAAGTCGCTCAAGTGGAAAAGGTGGAGATATACAATGCTTGATTATTACAATAACAAGGATTGTATAACTAACAAGCCATTGAGAAACAGATGGAATTTGCATCACCTGGATCTTCGGGAAGAAAATTATACTGTCCTGAAAGAAGAACGTTTTAGACCGCTAAATTCAGATACACACGACTGTGTACACTTCCTATACAGATACTACAAAAAAGATCCTTTTATAATTGACCGTTTAAGAACAATTTTAGATTTAATGGTGAAATACAATGAAGATTGAAGAATGGAACGCTATTACAAAAGACGAAGAAACACAGGTTATTGCAGAAGAAGGCGACTTATGCACTGTAATAGATGGAGTTGCTTTTCTTGTTCAAAGGCGTAATGACTTTAATAATA